ACGCCACGCTCGATCAGGCCCTTCGCGACCTCCTCCTTGAGGTCGTGGACGATCTGGGGGCCGTAGCGGGGGGCCTTGCCCTCCCGCGCGGCGTAGTGCTTGTCGCCGACGTAGATGTCGGACTTGAGCTTGACCTTCACGTCGGCCTCCTCACTTCTTGGTCTTGGAGTCCTTGGGGTCGGCCTTGGGCTCGGGGGCCGTGACGACGTGGCGGGCGGGCTCGGTCGGCACGGTCTCGACGTAGGTCTCGCCGGGCTTGGCGTTGGGGACCACGGCGTCGGGAACCTTGACCTCGCCCTCGGTCTCCACCGTGGCGGGGACTTCGACGGTAGCCTCATTCGGCTGGGCGACGGTCGTCTTGACGGTCTCCTTGATGCCCTCCTTCGTCACGACCTCGCCGGGGCGAGGCGCGACGGGGAGGACTTCGCCGGTCAGTTCCGGCGGCGGCACGACTCGCGGCGAGCCAGCGACGGCCGTGATGTAGGGCTCGATCGGCGGGCCGTCGTAATCGCCGACGATTTCGCCGTCGCCCTTGGCCACGATGTCGCGGCCCCGACGGTCGTCCACTTCCACCGTGTCGCCGGGCTTGTGGTCGACCTTGCCGACCAACAGGTCGCGGTTGAGTTTCACCTTCATCGTTCACCTCATTGGGGATGATCGTGGATAGGATGGGGCGGAGCCCGGAGGCCCGCCCGGAACCTCGGCGGCTTAGGCCGTGGTGACGTCCTTGATGACGGAGAACGACTCGCCGCGGCGGACGTTGATGTCGACGTCCTGGAGGACGACGACGCGGATCGTGCCCGACGTGCTGCCGGTGTAGGGGTCGGAGAGCACGTCCATCCCGGTCCAGAAGGCCATGACGAGGTCGGCCCAGTTGCCGAAGATGACCGCCGAGCACACGGCGTTGGACGTGCCCTTGGTCAGGTTGCGGGGGACCTGGTTCGACGTGCGGATGGGATACCCGTTGACGGTATTCGCGTTCGCGTCGTCCCAGAGCATCAACGGGAACGTGGTGCCGATCTTGGGCGTGCTCTTGAGCTGGCCCTTGACGGCGGAGTTGGTGAGGTAGCCGAGCGTCCCCTCGTCGGCGTCGTCGGACGCGACCTCGGTCTCCATTCCGATGAGCGCCGCCCAGGTCATCGGGCCGCCGTTGGCTCCGAGCGGCACGGTGGCCACCGGCGAGCCGTAGTTGAGGATGCCGAGAGGCTGGTTGCTGGACCCGCTCCCGGCGATGGCGGCCAGATCGACGCCGCGGGCGACGACGGCCATCAGGTCGTTGCGGACGAACGCCTCGGCGTCGAGGCTCGTCTGGACGGCGAACCGTCGCGTGTAGTCGGTGTACGCGCCGATGGTCTTGGGCGCGAACGGGACCTGGCCCACGGCCTGGGCGCTCTCCGTCGGCGAGCCGCCTTCCGCCACCCAGTACGCGGTGGCGCTGGCGGTCTGCTTCGGGATGGCGAACGAGCCGATCATGCCGGTGAGGACCGTGGCCCCCATCTGCTGGACCATCATCCGCTTCCGCAGGATGTCGATGAACGCCCCGGAGACGACCGCGGGGATGCCCCCGGCGCCGGCCGTGGTGTCGAGGTCGCGCCTGTGGACGCCTTCGATCCCGCCGGCGCGGAACGGAAGGTCGGTCGGAACGTAGACGCCCGCGGCGGGGCGGCCCCGGACCTTCTGGAGCTCCTGATGGACCTCCCGCTCCAGGCCGTCCAACTGGCGGTCGGCCTGCTGGCGGATGGCCTTCAGGAACGAGTACTGGTGGCGTTCACCGCGGGTGTTCCGCTCGTCGTTGTGCGGCAGCTCCGGCGGGCGGCCGAGGCCGTCGAACGACGGACGGGGCGCGCTGCGGCCGGGCGGTGTGGACGCGCGGCTCTCCAGGTCGGCGAGCATCGCGTCCTGCGCGTCGGCCTCGGAGGCTTCGGCGAACAACCTGTTCGCATCGGTAACCTTGGAGGCGATGGAGGTCACGTCGTCGGGCGACGGATCGTCCGCCTCGTCGAGCCTCTTCTTGATCTCGCGGGCGTCGGCCAGGGCCTGATTCGCCCGCTCGCGGAGCTTCTGGGATCGCGTCTGCATCTGTCTCTCCTGATCGATTGGGGGAATCACGCACGGCCGGCGGCGAGACGAGTCAGCACGTCCATCCGCCGGTAAACTTCCTTCAGCCGCTCCGCCCCCAGCCGACGAACGACGTCAGCCCGACGGAGGGCCACTTCGGTATCCTGGTAGGCCGGGTACGTCACTGGTGCCACGTCGAACAGGTCGACGTCGGTGATCTCGATCTCCGAGACCTGGGCGTCACCCTCGGCTCGGGTGGTCGTCTTCTCGCCCCCGCGTCGGGGGATGAACGCGAACGACATCTGCGAGACGTCGCCGCGGCGGATCATCTCCGTCACGGATCGGCCCAGCTCGGTGTCGGGCGGCTCGAACTCGACGCGGAGCCCGCGGGCGTCCTCGGAGAGCCGGAGCGTGCCGGACGTCGATCCGCCGGCCCTCGGAGTCGAGCCGGCCCAGCCAGCCGATCGAGCCCCGGCGCATCTTCCACGCGATCTCCGCGCCCGACGCCCGCAGGAGCCAGGCGGCGGCGGATCGGCTGATGGTTCGGATGGGGTTCAAAGCCAGACGACCTTTCCGCTCGCGACGGGCTTGGGCTTGGCGGCTTCCTCGCCGCCGTCGCCGTCGTACCCGATCAGGTCCATGAGCCCGGCCAGCGCCTCGGCGAGGGCGACCATGCCGTCGATGCGGCCCCCGGAGCGGCCCTTATTGAGCATGCGGTTCTCGTTCGCCTCGGTGGTCCAGAGGGCCGCGTTGCCGGCGCAGTAGTCGAGCACCGCGTGATTGCCGTGCGCGAGGACTTCGCGGGCCAGCATGTTGTCGACGACCTTCAGCGGCCTGGTGAACGTCACCGGCGTCTGGGGGAACCACTGGAAGTCGAGCCCGGCGAGGACGCACGCCTCGCCGATCTCCCGCGCGTGGTACTTGTCGCTGTGGATGCGGCGGAGCTTGCCGCCGAGTTCTTCGGCGTCCTTCAGGATGAAGTCGCGGATCACCGCGTCATCGATCACCGGGCCGGGGATCAGCGTCACGAGGCCCCGCTCGGCGTACTCCAGGTACGGGAGGACTTCCTCGGCCTGCCTCTGTGCGGCCGTCTCTTCGGGGATCCAGAACCACGACCGCACGTCCACGCCGTTCCGGATGTTGCCGGCGACGCGGACGTAGGCCACGAGGTCGCCGCCCGCGCTCATGTCGAGCCCGGCCGCCCAGACGTCGCCGCTCGCCGCGATCTCCTCGTCGGTGCGGGTCGCCTTCTGGGCATTCCACACCTGCATGTTGATCCAGAGGCTGGTGAGCTTCTGCCAGATGTTGAGCTGGAGCCGCTTGAAGTTGGCCATCGCCGCGGGGCCTTCCCGCTTGGCCTTCTCCAGGTCGGCCTCGAAATCCTCCTCGGAGAAGATGCCCGGCCCGTCCTTCTCGACCCGCATCGCCGGGTTGGCCATGCGCCAGATCCGGCGGTCGTTGACGTCGGGGTTCTTCTCCCGCGTGCCGTGGATGATGCCCAGGAACCGCACGTCCTCGCGCGAGCCGTTCTCGACGGCCAGGGCCCGGTTGTGTTGGATGAAGCAGGGGTGCTCGACGCGGGGCTCGCCGGCCGTCGTGATGCTCATGATGAGCGGCTGACGCCTGGACTTGCCGGCGTACTGGAAGACGTCCCACAGCTCGCGGGTCTTGTGGCGGTGAAGCTCGTCGAAGATCGTGAACGACGACTGCACGCCGTCCTTTGACCCGCTCTCGGCCGAGTTGGCGACCAGCTTGCCGTCGCGGTCGGGGTAGAGGATGCGGTTGGTGCCGGGCCGGGGTTCGAGGATCTCCCGGAGCTCGTCGTTCTGCGCGACCATCTTGCTGACCGATTCGTAGATTGGCTTGGTCTGGTCGCGCGACGAGGCGTTGATATACACCTCGGGCGCGTTCTCGCCGTCCGCCACGAGGTGGTACAGCCCCAGCGCGGCGGCGGTCGGGCTCTTGGTGTTCTTCTTGGCGATCTCCCAGTAGACTTCGCGGAAGCGGCGGAGCCCGGTGTCCTTGTCCACCCAGCCGTACGTCTGCCAGATCAGCTCCTGCTGGAACCCGAACAGCTCGATGAGCCGCCCGGCCCACTCGCCGACGTAGAGCCGGCACATCTCCTCGATGAAGCCCTGGACGTAGAGGGCCTTGTCCTTGCTCCAGACGTAGCCCATCGACTCGGCGAGCCGGTCGGATCGGGTGCGGACGGGGTCGTATCGGTCGGGGTCGAGCCGTTCCAAGCCGGCGTTCATGGGCTCACCGCAGGTATTTGCTGATCTTCTTCCCGGCCGCCGGCTTGTCTTTGGCCTTCACCTTGCCCCGGTCGACGGGCGTCATGCCGAGCCGCGCGGCGTGCTGGGCCAGGAGC